TTCTTACTGCAGGATCAGCTGACATTTGTTTCATCTTTTTATCACTTGTAAATGTTTTCTTTTTATTAGATAAATTTTTAGCAGATTTATATACTTCCCTTCCCTTTTTCTGTATAGTTCTCTTAAATCTACTTAATCTTCTACCAAATGATGGTTTAATTTTAACTTTTTCATCCCTTTTTTTTATGTACTCTTTTATTATGGTTTCTTCTGGGGAAGAAAAACATCGGCTCATACTTTCATAAATAGTATGATTTTTTTCCAAATTACGACTTGTTGGACTTTGACTACGTCCTTTATTAATACATTTTGCATCTTTAGCTTGTTGAGGTATTTCTTCTGATAAATTTTTATATTTTATTGATAATGCTTTCATTTCTTTATCTAATTCTTTTGCTTTTTCACGGCGATCATCTTTATCTTTTTGTTTATCGGTTTCATCGTCTGAAGCATCTTTTAATTTAGAAAAATCAAAAATATCAAAAATTAGTTTTGAAAAATATTTTATATCATCTGGTATATCTTGTAAATCAGGCCATTTATCATCGCATGACATAGTTTCTACACATCTTTCATCTGGTTCTTTAGGGATACCCATTAAATCTTTGGTATTACAAAATGGTTTATAATAATGACATATTTGTTTAATAATTGGTAACATTTTAGCCTTTCTCTTATCTTGTAACATTTTTTTACTAATATTAGTTTTCGCACGTTCATCATTATATTTCCATTTTTGATAAGCACATTCTAATTTAGATTCCATTTGTTCTTCTTTCTCTAATCCTTCGTATTGACTATAATCTTCTTCTTGTTTATCCTGATATTTACATTTAGGATGTGTTACAGGTTTAAAGGGATTATCACAATCTTTTCCTCGCCAATCATCGCCCATACCTTGCATACTGGAACCTCCGGCACCCATGCCTTGCATACTGGAACCTCCGGCACCCATGCCTTGCATACTAGAACCTCCGGCACCCATGCCTAGCATACTGGAACCTCCGGTACCCATGCCTAGCATACTGGAACCTCCGGTACCCATGCCTAGCATACTGGAACCTCCGGTACCCATACCACCCATACCTTGATCCATCATAGGATTATAGCCTAAATCAACAGGACATTTATCTGCTTGTAATTGCATTGCGATTCCTTGAGATCCCATCATACCCATCATACTTTGTGTTTGAGATGAACTTCCCGCACCTTTAGTAAATTGTTTACTCATTACAAATATATTAGATAATTATATTTTAAAGATTGTTATATAATTATATTATATGAAAACGCAACAATTAACAAGGGTTGATAAAATATTCTGCGAACCTCTATATTTATTATCAAAAAAAAAAGTGTCTAATAAATATATGTTTGATGTTTGTGGATCAACAAAAAATGTGTACAAAATACAAATTTATACGACCAGTAATATGATATATTGTAATTGTCCCGATGCAAGGAGTTATGCTAAAAATTCAGGTGTTATATGTAAACATAGTTGTTTTATATTAATGAAGGTATTAAAAATACCTAAACAGGTAGATTATTTTAAAGTTTATATATTAAATACTGAACAAATGGAACATATTAACGATATGTTTAACTTATTAGAATTTGCCGAGAATGAGTTTATAAAAATGGATTATATTGATAAATATAATAACTTAAAAGATTCTAAAATTACACTTAAATCTAATACAGAGACATTATGTTCTATTTGTTATGATGAATTAGAAGAATTAGAAAATACAAAATTAAATAATCAATGTAATTGTTGTTCTAAAATATTTCACAATAATTGTTTAAATAAATGGTTGGGATTTGGTAATACTACCTGTCCATATTGTCGCACTACTATAAAAAGTAATAATAATAATTATAAATCATTAGAATAAAATATACTATTATTATAATGAATACAAAGAATATACAAACACTGATATTATTTATAATACTTGTTATAGTTTTATGTTGTAGTTACAATATAGAAAGATTTACAAATAAGAAAATGCAATTTAAACATTTATATTACCTTGCATATAGACATAGTATTGGGTTAGATCAAGTCATAAATCAATATATAAAAAAAAAAGATCATCATAAATATCCATTTAATCTAAAAAAATATTATTATTCAATATAAATTAAAAAATTATAATGTTATATTAAATGCCAATAAAATATAATCAAAAGGGGGGGTTTTCTTTTTTTGCTATATTAGCTCAAATTATAATTGAAATATTGATGAAAATATGGGAATTAGTTAAAGATATAATAAAGGTGTGTCCCAATGATGAGGCTAAAAGCTGGAAAGAATGCTATCCACAAAAATTAAAACACGCTGATCCGCGAAAATGGGAATGGGGATCATTATGGTATTATCTTAAATGGTGTGTTAAGACGGTAATATATATAATTATATTTTGTTTTGGGGGTCCAATTGTTATATTAATAGGTATTGCCTATTTATACAGTCAATTATTTACAAAATTAGGAGAAAGAACTGATGGAGTTGATCCAAATGAAATAAATAAAAATAATAGTAATAATAAATCTAATTCACAAGGTTAATTTCATCATATTTTGGAGGTACATCATTGTTAGATTCTTCTTCTTGTACTAAATTATTATTCATTGGATAGTATTCTATTCTATTAGTATTATAATAACATAAAAAATATTTAAGACCGACTGCACATGCAAAAGCACTAAGTAAACTAAATCCTAATATAAATATAGCTACCATTATGTATAAAAGATTATTATATTTTTAATATAAAATTGATTTAAAAATATATTTTAATTTTTATTTAAAAAATGAAACTTAGAAAAGTTCAATTAAGTTGTCCTGTATTCTGGGGATACAACAAATATATAGATATAGAAAAATATAATAATGTTGATGATATTTTAAAACAAGTATTAGACAGCTGTGAAGATTTTTTTAAAGAACACAATTTAATGGATATGTATGAGTATTTTAAAACAATAAAACCAGCATATCATATTCATGATTTAACATTAGAAATGATACACAATTCAAATCCTGATGATGTATTCTATATTTGTCGTCATGATAATTGTACCAATCATATTGATAAACTGTTTATTAATAGAAAATAATTAACCAAATACATTTTCATTGCAATAACTAATGTAAAGAAATCCATCTTCATCTTTATGTTCTTCATATATAGATGATATAGAGCTAGATGTTGGAGGAAGAATATTTTCATTTACAAATAAGAAGATACTTTCGATATTATCTAACTTAATTCTTTTTCTAACTATATAAATAACTTGACCCATAGTTAAGTCTCCTGGAATTAAAAATTTTGTTTTTTCAATCTCATCTAATTTGCATTTTTTTGATTTGTGTATGATAACAGGGAATCTATTAGGATATTTTTTTTGAATTTTTTCAGATTCAGTTTTACGAGTCTCAAAGTCATGCTTTGATTTAAATGGATTCGTCATATAACTATATTTGAGAAAATTATTTTAAGATTTAAATTTAATTATAATTAATATGTCAAGTATACAGAAGGACTTACTACTATGTTTTTTACTTGAAAATTACTGCAAAAATAATAACTATGATTTTGAAACATTATTTAATAAATTAAAGCATGAAAATCTAATAAATATAGATTATAATAACTTAGAATTTAAAAAACATATAGATAAACTTATTATGCCATCACAAAATAGTTTAGATGTCCAAAATGATAAAAGTAGAATTAATAATTATAATATTATAGAAAATATAGGAAATGGTAGTTTTGGTTCAGTATTCAAATGTATTAATAATATTGATTCTGGAATATATGCTTTAAAAATAGTTAAACTTAATGCTAATAAATTTGACAAAATTTTACGTGAAGTACAGTTAATGGCTTCATTTGAACATGAAAATATAATAAAATACTATTGTTCTTGGATAGACTATAATAATTTAGATTTAGTTGAAAATAGTGATAGCGAATATAGTACTAATGATAGTACTTACAACTCAATTATACCATTTAATTATTTGGATAATTATTATTTATTTATTCAAATGGAATTGTGTAAATATCCATTATCCCATTATTTAGATACACAAACATTTAATTATAATGAAAGATTAGTATTATTTCACCAAATCGTCAAAGGTCTAAATTATTTACATTCAAAAGATGTTATCCACCGTGATCTTAAACCATCTAATATATTATTTGATGCAAGTGGACATATCAAAATTAGTGATTTTGGTATGTCAATAAAACAATCTGCTAATGATAATTCTAACACTTATACTAAAGGGTCGGACTTATTTGGTACATATTTATACAGTGCGCCTGAGACAATAGAAAAAAATGAGTATTCTTGGTTTAGTGATATATATAGTTTAGGTATTATATTGTATGAATTATTAAATAATTTTTCAACTGTTATGGAGAAAAATATAGAAATTAATGAATTGAGAAATAACAGTAAATTTACTGACAACATATCAGAAACAGAAATACATTTCATATCTAAACTTATTTGTAAAACGCCTTCTAAAAGAATATCAACTGATGATATTTTATATATAAAAAAATTATTTAAAGAATAGTATTATTTAAAGAATACTATATGTTATTATTAACATAATATGGGATTAACAGAGCTATTTGATATAGTTTATTCAGATGAATCTATAAAGAGTGAATTAGATGAAATGGTAAATAATATAAAAATAGAGACATTTATGAATGCACCTGATGATATAAATAAACAATTTTTATTAGTGGTAAGTAAAAATGTAATATATAATAAATCATATAATAAATTGAAATTAGAATTCCATAATATAAATGAAAATAAGATTAATAATTCATTAATATCAAAAACATTAGAAAAATTACAATCTATAATTAATGAATCATTAGACTTATCTCATGAGTCTAATGATGATATATATAAAATTATTGATACTAACATTGCTGATGCTGAACATGAAGCTGAATCTGAACATGATGCTGAACATGAAGCTGAATCTGAACATGAAGCTGATGCTGATGCTGATGCTGATGCTGATGCTGATGCTGATGCTGATGCTGATGCTGATGCTGATGCTGATGCTGATGCTGATGCTGATGCTGATAAAGAGATAAAAATCCCATATGAAGTAGAAAATAATATAAAAATGATATTATCTAAAACGGAATGTTTGCAATTACATTTATTTCATAGAAATTATAGTGATGATACATACAAATATATAACTACCTTTTTATTAAATCATAAATTACCAATACAAGATAATTTAAATTTAAATCATGAAAACTATGGAGAATTTGAAAAAGATGAAGATATAAATAATTATGTTAATTTAACAAATTATTATGATAAAATATATAGAGATTTTAATGATTTAACCCATATTTATAATTATCTTGAGAATTATGATGTTATGAATAATTATCTAATAAATGATTTAGGTAATATACTGTCAGGATTTTATTTTAATTATAATGATGTAAGATTTCAGTTGGTGTTAAAAATGTTAATTTTAACTTATATAGGAAATTATGGTACATTTTCTAAACATATAAGTTATAAACATTATGTTAAAAATAAATCAATTACAAATTATTTTAAATATAAACACGACTATAAATTATCTATTTTTGACGATTTAGTTCTTGATAATCTAAAAATATGGTGTGATACTTGCAATGATAAAATAGGATTAACAACTATTGATGTATATTATCATAGTAATATAGCTGGAGACTTGTGTGATAAATGTTTTAATAGTAAAAAGAAGCGATATTATGAGCATATTAATTATATTAAAAAAAAAATATTATTATTAGGACGTATAGAAGTCTTTAAAAAAGAAGTTATCAAAACGCGAAAGTTCTTAAAAAAACGTAAATATAAAATAAAAAAAAAAAATTACTACGAATTAATAGAAAAAATGAATAAAAATCTAATAGAAAATACAAATAGTTCAGAAAATATTTGTAAAATTTGCTATAATCCATTAATAGATGATATTTATGTTGGAAGCAAATGTGGTCATTGTTTTCATCGTGAATGTATAGAATGTTGTGATAAATGTCAAATTTGCCGTGAAGAGACTGACTTTATTAAATTGTTTCTATAAAAGAAACTTTTTAGGAAAAAGTTTAGATCAAAAAACTATTATTTATTTTTAGGAAAAAGTTTAGATCAAAAAACTATTATTTATTTTTAGGAAAA